CTGGCGGGCCTGGCGGGCGCGCTCTACGTGCCACAGGTCGGCATCATCACGCCGGCCAAGATCGGCGTCCTCCCGTCCATCGAGATGATCATCTGGGTGGCGGTGGGCGGGCGGGGCACGCTGCTGGGGCCGGTGGTGGGCGCGCTCGGGGTGAACTGGCTGCAGAGCCTGCTGACGACGCACTATCCCGATCTCTGGCTGCTCGTGCTCGGGGGCCTGTTCGTGGCGGTGGTGCTGTTCTTCCCCGACGGAGTGGTGGGCACCGCGCAGAAGCTGATCGCGCGGATACGTCCTGGCGCGGGAGCAGGCGTACGGCAGAACGGGCGCCCCGGTCAGGGCCACCGGCCCGGAGAGGCCGAGCGCCAAACCGAAGCCCCTCACATTCAGGCGCGATAAACAAACATGGCCTTCACCGCGGCGGCGCCCGAGGGCTCGATCATCTACCTGGAGAACGTCACCGTCGACTTCGACGGATTCAAGGCGCTCCACGATCTGAACTTCTTCATGGACTATCACGAGCTGCGCGTGGTGATCGGGCCCAACGGGGCCGGCAAGACGACGCTGCTCGACGTGGTCTCGGGCAAGGTGCAGCCGGCCGCCGGCCGCGTGATCTTCGGCAAGCACACCGAGCTGGTCGGGCTCCCGGAGAACGAGATCGCGAGCCTGGGCATCGGGCGCAAGTTCCAGACGCCGTCCGTCTTCGCCAACCTGAGCGTACGCGAGAACCTGGAGCTGTCGCTGGCTCGGCCGAGCAAGGGGGTCCTGGCCACCCTGCGGGCCCGCCTCGATGCGGCGCAGCGGGCCCGGGTCGAGGAGACCCTCGAGACCATCGGGCTGGGCGGCCGCGGAGCGGAGCGGGCGGGTGGGCTCTCCCACGGCGAGAAGCAGTGGCTCGAGATCGGCATGGTCATCGTGCAGCAGGCCGAGCTCCTGCTGGTGGACGAGCCGGTGGCCGGGATGACCGACGAGGAGACCACGCGCACCGCCGAGCTTCTCCTGTCGATCGCGCGCGACCGGGCGGTGCTCGTCATCGAGCACGACATGGAGTTCGTCCGGAGCCTGGCCCGGAGGGTCACCGTGCTGCACGAAGGCAGCGTGCTCTGCGAGGGCTCGGTGGACCAGGTGCAGCAGGATGAGCGGGTGCGAGAGGTCTACCTCGGCCGGAGCGGCTCGAGGAAGCAGGCGATCCATGCTTGAAGTCCGCGGGCTCAACGCCTTCTACGGCGAGAGCCAGGTCCTGTGGGACGTGTCCCTCGACGTGCCGGCGGGGAGCGTCGTGTGCCTCATGGGGCGCAACGGGGTGGGGAAGACCACGCTGCTCAAGTCCATCATGGGACTCCTGCCCGTGCGCTCGGGGCGCGTCACGTTCGACGGGACCGACCTGGGCGGCCGACGGCCGGAGGAGCGCGCCTCCTGCGGGATCGGCTACGTGCCCCAGGGCCGCGAGATCTTCCCGACCCTCACGGTGCAGGAGAACCTGCGCATGGGCATGCTCGGCCGCGGTCAGTCCGGGGGCAATGGCCACGGCGACCCGCTCGAGCACGTCTTCGAGCTGTTCCCCAAGCTCAAGGGGCTGCTCGGTCGCAAGGGTGGTGTGCTGTCGGGTGGCGAGCAGCAGCAGCTGGCGATCGCGCGGGTGCTCCTTGCGATGAATGGCGTGCAGTATTTTGATTTCATCGATGCGAGCGCACCCGAACGCGCGATGCCGCGCAAGGTCGATCTGGTGGTGAGCTTCCGCTCATGGTGCTTTCACTTCGAGCCCGATAGCTACTTGGATCTGGTGCAATCGTGGTGCGTGGCTGGCAAGACGCGGCTGATCGTCGACGTGAGGCGCAACAAACCAGAATGGGATAGCATGCTGCGGCTCGCGTTTCGCTTCGTCGATATCGTCTATCAGGGAGCGAAATTCACGACGCTGCTGCTGGAGGCGCGGTGAATACGATCACGCTGCTGGCTGGCGGCTGGTCTGCAAGCCAGGTCGATCTCGCGAAGCTCCCTGGGATCGTGATCGCGGTGAACGATGCGGCGTACTATGCCCCTCGGTGGGACGTGTGTGTCTCGATGGATCGACTCTGGACGGAGAACCGATGGCGACTGATCGAGCACAGCACGGCGAAGCGCTTCTGGTTGCGGCGCTGTACGATGAAAAACGTCACGGCCGAAAAGCTTACGCACGTCGAGCTATTCGAGAACAACCACAAGGCAACGGTGATGAGCGAGCAGCACGGAACGCTCGACGGGACCAACTCCGGCTTCTGTGCGTTGAACTTGGCTTACCAGATGAAGCCGCAGCGGCTTATTCTCGTCGGGTTCGACATGGCGCTCGGCCCGCGCGGCGAAAAGCACTGGTTCCCTGACTATCCGTGGAAAAACGGCGGCGGCTCGAAGTCCGGGAAGCTCGCAGAGTGGGCGCAGCAAATCCACACCGCCGCGGTGCAGCTCGATCGCGCAGGCATCGAGGTGTTCGCCTGCTCTGAGCGATCGCCGGTCAAGCGCTGGCGCAGAATCCCAGCAAAGCAGATCGGGGAGGTCGAATGCGCCGCCTAACCTTCAAAGAACGCGCCGAGCAGATAGCCGACGAGCTGGTCGCCAAGCGTGCAGCGCCAAAAAAGCGGAAAAATGCCACCCGATCCGCTAAGCAGCTCGCGGCTCATAAGAAATCGCTTCGAGGGGTCGCTCGAATGTTTCACGCAGAGCGCGAGCAATGAGCCGCAAATTGACCCTTTGCCTGCCCTACTACCGAAATTCGGGGATGCTGAGCCTGCAATTCGACCGCCTAGGAGCGCTTCCAAGGGCTCTGAAATCCCAGCTTGAGCTGATCGTCGTCGATGACGGATCGCCTGATGGCGAAGCCCAGGGGCGCGAAATCGGCCTACCGGTGCGCATTTTCAGGATCGAGGTCGATGTGCGCTGGAACCAGGACGCCGCCCGCAATATCGCAGCGCATCACGCGAAGCACGGCTGGTTGCTGCTCACCGACATGGATCACCTGGTGCCCCGCGAGACGCTCGAAGTCGCGATCCAGCGCGGGCTCGATAAGAAAACGGCGTATCGATTCAACCGCACCACCTTGGAATCTCTCTCACCGTGGACCGAGACGCCCTACAAGCCGCACCCGAATTCCTGGCTCATGACGCGTGCGCTGTTCGATCACATGGGCGGCTATGACGAGCGCTTCGCTGGCTACTATGGCACCGATGCCGAGTTTCGCGATCGGCTGCAGCAGCATGCGCGCGTCGAGATCTTGGGCGCGACGATCACCCGCGTGCCGCGCGACACGATTCCCGACGCGTCGACGACCACCTACCAGCGCAAAGCACCGGAGGATCGGCGCATTCTCGATATCAAAGCAGAGCGCGCGCTGATCCCAAATTGGAAGCCGCTGCGCCTACAGTTCCCGTATCACGAGATCTTCAATGGTTGACTTCCTGACATTCTGTTGCTGGAAATGGGAACCAACTAAAGGCTATCGCTCGAAGTTCGACGCCTCGACGGTGAATGTGCTGCGCTCGATGATCGCTCGACATTACAAAGCGCCGCACGAACTGGTGTGCATTACCGACAACGCGGTCGGTATCGACGAGCGCGTGCGCATCATTAAGCTGTGGGACGATTTTAAAAACGTGCCATCGCCGCATGGTCCGCTGAACCCGAGCTGCTACCGGCGCTTGAAAATGTTCTCGCGCGAAGCGGCTGCGCTGATCGCGCCGCGCTTCGTCTCGATCGATCTCGATGTGGTGATCACCGCGGATATCACCAATCTTTTCCCCGGCGACGTCGAGTTTAAAATGTACGGGGACACCGCGCGCGGCACTCCGTACAACGGCTCGTTGATCCTGCACACCGCTGGGACGCGTCCGCAACTGTGGGAGAAATTCGATCCGAAGACCTCGCCGAATCTTGGGCTGATGAAGCGCTACATCGGTTCAGATCAGGCGTGGATCGGCGTGTGCCTTGGACCTAATGAGCCGAAGTTCACGAGCGCCGATGGTATCTACTCCTATCGCAATCAGCTCGCGCCGCGCGGCGGGCAGCTTCCGAGCAACGCGAAAATTGTTATATTCCATGGGCACTGTGATCCGTGGCAGCTCACGATGCAGCGAAAACATCCTTGGATCGAGAGGCACTACCGATGACCTACGTAACGCTGGTGGATGCTAAGGAGCAGCTCTCGATCGATGAATCGCTCACCGTTCACGATGTGCGCATCGTCAAGCTGATCGGCGCGGCCGAGGATTGGGCCGAGAATTACACGCAGCGCTCGCTCGGCGAATTGATGGAGCTAGACAGCCCGCGCGACAGCAACGCGACGCCGCTACCCGATCCTGTCGACTCGCCGCAGATCCCGCCGTGGAATTCGCAGGCGATTCCACCGCCCGATTGGCTCACGCAGCCGCAAGCAATCTGGTCGGTGCAGCAGTGGCAAATCTATTGGGCCAACAATCCGATCCACCAGGATCATTCGAAGCCGCTGCGGCGCGACGTCTACAGCGGCATCCTGCTGTACATGGAATCGCTCTTCGATCGCAACACCGATAATTTCGAGCTGCTGCAAAAGGCGGCCGAAGATCTGCTATGGCCGTATCGCATCGGGATGGGCGTATGAGCTGCGGCGGCTGTCAGCGCGTGCGCTCGCATCTACCAGCGGCGATCCGCAAGCGGCTCGAAGAGGTCGAACGGCGCATCGCTGCGAAGCGCTCTCGCGTGCAAATAAATTACACCACGACGCCGGGACTGCCCCGCACTGATCCGCCACGACAGACGCCGGAAATCCCTCCAGGTGGCGGCAGTGCGGGAGGGGCAGGCACGTGAAACGTCGCGAGATCCGACCGACACAGAGCGGCGAGCTGCGCCATGTAGGCGATCTCGAAAAGCTCGACATCGGCACCGATACGAGCGGTACACCGCTCACCACCTATTCGCTGTTCGCCAAGAATGTTCGCTTTGCGATCGACGATTGGAAGCCGGTCGAGAACGTCATCGCGAACGCGGTGCAATCGAATCTGTTCACGCGCATCCGCATCCGCTGGCGGCCAGGACTCGAGGGTGCCGCGCCGTCAATCTTTCGTCTGCGGCACGTGCTCGATGGCTCGGTGAGCCCGCCGCTGGTCGAGTTTTACGACATCACCGGGGCGGTTCGCGATATAACGCTGCGCGTCGAGCTGCAGCTTTCGTGTGTGCGGCGCGACGCTGCTGGATATCGCACAGGGACGCTCACGTAAATGGCAACTCGTTCATCGCTCGAAGGCGTCGCCGCTCTCACCAAGCAGCTCATCGCGTTGGGTAAGCTCGATGATGGCAAAGCGCTCAAGGCTGCGGTGCGCGCTGGCATCAAGGAGACACTAAAAGCGGCGCAGGCGATCGCGCCGACAGGCACCGAGCCACATCGCACCTATCGTGGCTTGCTGGTCGCGCCAGGATTCTCGAAAGCATCGCTCAAGATCATCAGCACGATCAACAGCGGACACAATGTCGCGAGCGGAATCCTCGGTGTGTCGAAGGAAGCCTACTACGTGCTGCAGTTTTGGGAGCTCGGAACGCGCAAGCAACCCGCGCATCCTTTCTTGCGGACGGCGCTCTCGAATGCGCGTGGCGATAGCGAAGAGGCGTTGAAGGCATCGCTTCGGCGCGCAGTCGAGCGAGCGGCGAAAACGCGATGATGCAACTGGAATCTGCTCTCAAAGCCTATCTACTGAGCATCCCAGCGATCACGGCCGTCGTTTCACAGCGCGTCTATGGCATTTTGCGGCAGCAGTCGCAGGATCTTCCGGCCGTGCTGATTCAGCGCGTCGGGACGGTGCGCCAGCGCAAATTCTGCGCGACCAAAACCGATCCGCTGGTGAGCGCTGATCTGCAGGTCGATTCGTATGCAATGGGCGGCGATACCGGCTGGGCTCTAGCGAAAGAAATGCGGCTCACGCTAATGAATTTCACCGGCATGATGGGAGATACCTATGTTGACGAGGTGATTCTGACGAACGAGTTCCCGCTCAATGACCCCGATCCGGGCGTCATTCGCATCACGCAGCTTTATAACTTCTGGTACCTGGAGGATTGAAATGTCAAGCACAGCCTTTGTAGGGAAAATCTTTTTGGCGGTGGGAGACGGCGCTTCGCCCGAGGTCTTCACCCGCTACTGCGAGGTCGACACGATCTCAGGCGTCGGCGTGAAAAACGCGCTCGTCGACGTCACCACCTTTTGCAGCCTCGGGAATATGGAGTACATCCCCGGCTTGAGCGATGGCAGCGAGGTCACGTTCTCGGCGAACTTTGCGATGGTCGAGGATATCCAAGACGATCTCATGGACGACGTCGACAACAAGACGACACGGCACTTCCAACTGCAGATCGATGGCAGCTCGCCCGCGCGAACCTTCAGCTTCTCGATGGCGATGATTGCGTGGGAGCTTGACCCGAGCGTTGCGAAGCAGAACGTTATCAAGTTCATCGGTAAGATCACCGGCCCGATCGTGCGCACATGAGCAACTTGCTGACGAATGTCGTGACGATCCGTGGCGTCGCGTACACAGTCAGTGAAATCAACGGCAAGGTCATGCGGACGACTCGACAGCTCATCAAGGACAACAACGTCGAGGTGGAAGGCTTCGTTGCTTTTCACTGCTGCGTTGAGCCGAAATGGGCGAAGCTCGATGAGGCGCTCGCGGCACCGCATGCGATCTTGAAGGCGATCAGCGAAGAGGCGTTCCGGCTCTCGCAGGTCGAGGCGGGTGATGGTGAAGCAAAAAACGACTGACGCCCGAGCAGCTATTCGAGCATCGGCTCGCCTCGCTGCTCGGGCTGACGTTGCAATCTCTCGATGCGCTGCCGTCTCGTGAGATCGAGCGCTGGCGCCGCTATTGGACCGAGGAGCCGTGGGGACCGTGGCGCGATAACATGCATACGGCGCTGCTCGCGGTCGAGGTGCGTAGACCGCAGCTCGGGCCAGGCGATGAGAGACCGACGACCGAGACCTTTATGCTGCATCACGTCGAGGATGCGAAAGCGGCGCAGAATGCGCGGATGATCGCGACGTTGGAGACGCAGGCGATTAAATCGGAACGCGCCGAACGGCGCAAAAGGAAAAAGCCGTGACAGATCTCGCCTCGCTGGTTGTGAGGATGCAGGCTGATAATAGCCAGTACATCAAAGCGTTGGATCAGGCCACCGGCAAGCTCAACAAATTCGCGCACGATCAAGAGAGCGCGCTACACCAGATCGGCGAGCAGTTTACTGATCTGGCAGGTAAATTCGCCGCGGGTTTCGCGGTTGAGAAAATCATCGAGTTCACCGCGTCGTCGATCGAGAGCGCGGCAGCGCTTGAGCGCTTGTCGCAGACGACGGGGATCTCGACCGAATCTTTGAGCGCGCTGCGCCTGGCCGCAGCCGCCTCCGGTCTGTCAGCCGACGAGATGGGCGTCGCGTATAAAAAGCTGAACGTCTCGATCGAGGAAGCCGCAGGCAATGCCTCGAGCAAGGCCGCAGTCGCTTTCAAAGCGCTGGGCATCTCGGTCACCGATGCGAACGGCAATCTCAAGAACGCCGATCAGATCATCCCCGAGCTGGCGGATAAGTTCGCTAATTTCGCCGATGGACCGAATAAGGTCGCGCTCGCGGTCGCGCTGCTCGGCAAGCAGGGTCAGAACCTCATCCCGGTTTTGAATCAGGGTAGTGCCGGGCTTGACGCATTCAAGCAGCAGGCGGCTGCGGCCGGTCTCGTCGTATCGGGTGAGCTGGCGAAATCCGCGGAGGAGTTCGCGCAAAAGGCATCGGTGCTCAAGGCATCGCTGGTCGACGGGCTCTCGGTGCGACTCGCGACGCAGCTCCTGCCGGTACTGAGTAATCTGGTCGACTCATTCGGCAAGGTCGGTGGCGCGGGCCAGGCGCTCGATGAGGTCGCGACCGGCATCGTGCTCGCGGTAAAGGGGCTCGCGAGCGTCGTCATTATCGCGGGCTCGATCTTCGAGCGCTTCGGCAATGCGATCGGCGCGTCGGCTGCTGCCGCTGCGGCGGCTGCGCATGGTGAATTCACCGAAGCAAAAAACATCATCGTCGATGCGGTCGCGCAAAATGAAGCGATCATCAAATCGGGTCAGGATCGGCTAGCGGGGATCTGGAGCGCGGGCGCTCACGAGCAAGCCGAAGCGATCAAAAAGGGCGAGGAGGAGAAGGCGAAAGCGGCTGCGCCGAACCTGGCCGCCGCCGTGGCTGCCGAGGCGGCAGTCAAAAAGCTGGAGAATTTCCGCGACGCGCTGCAGGAGCAAGTCAGTGCGTTCGGCTTGGGTGGTGCTGCAGCGGTGCGTTACAAGCTGAGTGTCGGGCAGCTCGGCGAGGATATGAAAAAAGCCGGGGAGGAGGGTAAGAAACTTGCCGCGTCGGCGATCGCACTCGCGACAGCGCTGCAGAAAAAGCAGGACGATAAGACGGTGCAGGATTACACCGCGAAAATCGGCGAGCAGATCGTCATGTTCGGCCAGGGCACGCTCGCTGCTGAATCGTACAAGCTGTCGACGGGACAGATCGGCGAGGCGCTGAAGCGCTTGGGGCCTGAGGGCGAAAAGCTGCGGCAGACCTTGCTCAACCTGACCAAAGTACAGATCGAGCAAAAGAATGTTCCCGCGCTGCAGGCGATCGAGGATCAGCTCGATACGCTGCAGGGTAAGCTCGCGGCGACCGCGGCCGCGCAGTTCGACCTCACCCACAAGAATCTCACCGAGGATCTAACCTCGGTTGGCAACACGCGCGGCCTGGCTGAACTGCAGAACCTCAAGGACAAGACGGTTGCGCAAGCGGCCTACAACGAAGAGGTGGGAAAGGCGAACGTCGTACAGCAAAACCTCGCGAGCATCGAGGCGAATATCGCACTCATGCAAAGCGCGGGGGCGATCACAGATTTGCGGGCGCAGGCGCAATTGCAAGCAGCGCGCGCGACAGCAATCGAGCAGCTCACCAGGATAGGAGACGCCGAGCAGCACATCGCGGACGTCTCCGGCTTGCCGAAGCTCGTCGAGCAGACGCAGGCGTTCCGCACTTCTCTGTTGCAGCTCGCGGCGCAGCAGGATCAGCTCACGAAGCAGATCCGCACGGATCTGGAAAACTCTCTGGTGTCGCCGCTCACCGAAGCCGAGATGGGAACGAAGTCTCTGAAGGCGGCCTTTAGCGACATGATTAAGTCGATCGAAAAAGATCTGCTGACGATCGCGAATAAGAATATCGCCGAGTCGCTTTTTGGGACTGGTGGAGCTGCGGGTGGCGCGGCCGGTGGCCTGTCGGCGCTGCTGGGTGGAAGTGGCGGCGGGCTGTCGGCGCTCTCTTCGCTCTTCGGCGCGGGCGGTAATGCGCCGATCGCATCGAGCGCCCTCGCTGCGATTGGCACCGGTACGGGCGCGGGCTTCGACTCGCTGCTCAATTCGATCACGGCTAGCGGTCTCGC